GCTGCACTGGTGGAGGAGTGTATCCAGCTCCTGCACCAAAAGCAGACTCTGCAGTCATTTGGTTACCCAAGGGCTCACCATCTGCTAATTTCTGAATTGGGCCAAGGCCACATCCGATTCCTTTTTTACCACTGTTGAAATAAGGGAAGAAGTTAATATTCAGGCGGGCATAAATACCGGAATAGACTTCTGATTGTTCGAGAATCGGGTTAACATTCATGTCAACGACAGGCTGTTGTTGCTTTGACGATGCAGTAAACACCCAATGACCTCTGCACTCAGGCGCGAAAAGTTCACCATTTTGCCGGTATCCGTCACCGTCATATATCGGGTTTGGTACTTGTGCTGGACGCACGCCGTTCCACTTGGCTGAAACCCCTACTTGGATGGCTGCGTTAATAGCTGCATCAATCTTCTGCTTTGTCGCAAAATCCGATTTAGGAAGTAAGACCATCACGCTGAATTTTGGCTCTTGGTTTGGTTGGTTCGCATAGGCTTTGAAAAGATGTACATAGCTCAGTCTCACTTGGCCGGTCGTTAAACTTGTCGGGCTAGCTTGTTGATTACTCAATTTCATTTCCCCCTAATTCATTTTTAAATATTTCGGCTAGATCATACTGTTTGAACTCTTCGCGTGGGTCGCTTGCGGGTACGAGTGTCGGTTTGCCGGGTGTCTTTTCCACTTTGTCGGTATCAATCAAAAGCTCTTTATAGATGGGTTTACCGAGCAGCTCTTCAATTGCGGGTGCGCTTAACGGTTCACGTTTATAGAGCAGTGCTTCGGCATACCCCTTAGAAACTAAGAATTTGAAGGCCTCATCGATGTCAATGAACTTTCTGGATCCGCGTCCAGCGACGGCTTTCCAGCCAGGTATTTCTACGCCTTTAAGAGTTTCGCTTAGCGCATAAGATTCTAGGTCTTTTGCCCATTTGGCAAGGTCCTGGGCCCTTTCAAGGATCTGTCCCACTTCTTCATTAGTGAGCAATGGCGGCTTTTGATAACCAAATTCCTCGAGGGAAGTATTGAATTCTGCCCGCGCCCTGCATAGTGCATTTGCTCGACAAAAACGGCAGTGCTCACCAGGTACAAATTCACCTTCGCCCTTCCATGCCATTTCAGCAGCACCCATGACGGTATTAGTCGCCCAGTACATAAGATCGCTTACTGACATTACAAACTCTGAAATAGAATCAAGTCTGGGCTGAACGATCACCATGACTATTTGCTCTATGCCATATAAGATCGAGTATTCGAGTAAAGCGCCGAGCGCATAGAGCTTCATTTGCGGGTTTTCAAAGGCTGAAACTGGTACCCCTTTGCCATACTTAAAATCAATGACGTGCATGAGACTTCCGCCAATGATAATGCTGTCTCCGGTCCCGAAGCCTTCCGGAGCGTACGTGCCGTATTCGAGCTTTTTCTCGATTGCAACATAGGGCAGTGTTTTGTATCCATGCACGACACCTGATACATAGTCGAGATAGGTCTCTGTGTGCCGCAACATCTCTTCTTGATATAGAGGATTAGCTTGTAACTTTTTTAATCTATTAGTGAAGGTTCTAGGGCCCATCGGCTCAACAAATGCTTTTCTTAGCTTTAACTCACCGATCTCATGCGCTAGGCTGCCCTCTTGCGCATATTCGCTAGTGCTATCCGGAAGCGTCTCTTCCAGCCGGGCGCTTGGAGTGCAGTGAAGCCACTTATGGGCTCCACTTGCACCTAGTAGAGCGTGTTCGCCCATTTAGATTTTCGCCCCCATTGAACGCAAATGCGTTGCAAAGTTACCGTACTGATCCTGAGGTAATGCAGTCAGCGCTGGCACTCCAAATGAACCTAGTAACGAGATAAGTTCCATCCTTCGCCCTGCGTCAATGAGCGCTGTTGCTGCGACTGAAAGTTGTTCCAAGGTGTATGTTTGGGTAGCGGTTGGAACAGGCCCTGGCTGAGGGGCTTGTGTTTGCATCTGCTGCGGTTGCATTTGTTGAGGCTGCATTTGTTGTGGCATTTGCTGCGGCTGCTGCACTTGGGTCTGTTGGGGCATTTGCTGTTGCTGTACCGGTTGCCCTTGCGCAGGGGGGAAATACGGGGGCTGTGCTGGCGCTTCCATAGCTGGCGCTGAGGTTCCTTGCGGTGCGTTCTTGAGTTGACGATCAATGAGCATTACGTTAAGGATTGATTTTAGGACCTCGACGATTTCAGGAGCTTTAACTTCAACAACTACGTTTAACATTTATGTGTCCTCCTCTTTTTATCTTTGGTCTGAGATTGTTCCTTAGGCTTACGGATTAACATATCTTACTTATTAACCACCTCCCCAATTGAGGCTCCACAACATAACTCAGGCAGATTGGACCGGACAAGCGCATCGGGCCACACCGGGGGTACTGAGTTTCCGCACTTCGCCACCTGCGTAGCCTTAGACAACTTTTTCCCCGTGCTATCTATGTCGATGATGTAATTAGATGGGAAACTGTTGGCATTGAATAACTCTCTCGGCTCTAGCATTCTCATGCCGATGTCAACGATTTGATAATCTTGACCATGAACCGTCACGAGGCCAAATCGATCCTTAGTTACAACGGTATGCAGGGGTTCGTCGCATTTTTGCCCGACACCAGCTCCGTAGTAAGCCATCAAAAACGCTCGAACCTCTCCATGATGTAAGCCTCCGGCCGTGATTGTGTGAACTGGATCTGTGACAGGGCTGCCTATATTCTTCCCCCTGAGTTTTATCATGTGGCTCGTGACTAGCCCGTATCGGTTCGAAGTATCAAGCGTGAGGACTGGCTTTTCTACCGATTGACCCCTCATTTCACGGCCATTCTTTTCCGTGTGATATTGGGTGAGAAACGCAGTTACAAGTTGAGATTTTCCACCACCACCTGCAGTGATAGTTCCTAGGGGGTTATCAATTGTATGGCCCACTGATTGACCGAACTGACGAGTAATAATCGGTGTTACGAGTAAGTGCTCTGCCTTTGTAGTGATGGTTGTTAGTGGTTGATCTATGGGATATTGCAACCTATCACCACCAAATCCTGTTTGACCAATACGAACAATAAAAGGATTAGGATTGTCGATCACAAAACGCTGAATTCCTCGGGCAATTCTACGCAGCGTGTTCGCTGCCAGGGGTTTCTTTCGCTCGAAGATACTCGGGCAAGGCAGTGACCAATCGATGATCTCTGCAGCTGTTCGCCATGGTTTTAATACCCCCACCTTAACCTCTGCGCTCTTCGGATCTCCGTGAGTAGGTTTAGGCCAAATTATTGGTTGCCCATCACACCTAGCAATGAGGAAAAACCGTTTCCGGATCGTAGGTGCTCCGTAGTCACAAGCCCTTAACTCTCTGTGCTGAACCTGATATCCTTGCCGCTTGAGCGCATTCACAAAGGTTTTAAACGTCAGTCCCTTGCGCTTAGGGTCGGGGATCATAACCTGCAAGTCCGGTGGCACGACTTCTCCCGGTTCAGAGACAACGAGATCATAAATCACCCTATCGTCGTCGCCTTGTGGGGGAATCTTCTTTAGGATGCGTCCTGTTGTTTCATCCCTCTTAGCAATTAACGGTCCCCAAGTCTTAAACTCCTCAACGTTCTCAAGCATGATTACCCGTGGCCTGACCGTTGCTGCCCAGCGAACCGCTATCCAAGCTAAGCCGCGAATGTGTTTCTCAACCGGTTTACCCCCCTTTGCCTTACTGAAGTGCTTGCAATCAGGGCTTAGCCAAAAGAGTGCTACTGGTCTATTTCTTACTGCTTTTCTTGGGTCCACTTCCTATACTGATTCACAGTAGTGCTCCGTATCGGGGTGATTGACCTTGTGCATGGCGATGGCATCAGGATCGTGATTGATAGCTATATCGACTGATCTTCCGATCGCTAATGCGATACCCGTCGAAGCTCCACCGCCTCCCGCAAATGAATCAACGATAATCTCTCTGGTTGTATTTTTCATGTCCCCTGATTCCCGATCAGCGCATTATATTTCTCTTCCAAGGCCATTAGCTCTTCATCCAATTCCGCGTATTTTATAGAGTCTTCGTGACTCGTCCAATCTCTTGCCAGCGCGACTAGCACCTCGGTATGAAGTCTCTTAAATGCCTCCCTAACGTGAGTATACATATTTTTGTGTTTGACTGGTTCGAGTGCCTTTTCGAACACTGGATTTGGAGAAATACCTTTGCATTTTGCGATCGTGATACCCAGTTGGCTTCGCTTTGCATAGACATCGGTCATTTTGCAATGTAATATATCAGCTATTTCCGCGTTGGTTTTACCTTCCTTGCACAGTTCCCTGAGCTTAGATGTCAGCTGTTCATTCCATTTCATTCTTAGCTTCCCCCTCAAGATACTTTCTGGCGTTCTTGGAACCGAATAACGCGCCTTCGAATTGCATCAGCGCTAGTTCCATATAGCTCACCGATCTGCTTCCAGGTATGGTTCTTTTTGAGCCTCCAGATATCCTCAACGTCGTTAATATCGAATTTCATTTTTCCACTAGTAAATCCCAGGATTCCAAAAGATTCTTCTGGGCTCTTTTCAGACAGAACACAAATACATAAGGCGTAGTAGTTTAATTTAACATCGCTAGATTGTGTGGTATAATTAACACGAGAAATTTTCATTGGGGTCTCTGTTGGCGCAGAGGCCTTTTTCATGGCCATTATCAAAGCTTCCACATCCCAAACGGCCTGATGATGATCGGAGTAACTTCCCGGTGTCCAATCATTCGACCATCAAAATACTCTAAGATCAGTCCGTCTTCATCCTTAACCAAGTGAGTGTCGTAGGGCTCTTTTTTTTCAGGGATAACATTTCTGACTTGGTTCCCGCTTAGCATGAGTGTTGCCTTGTGTTTTGCCTGACGCTCATCTTTTAACCGCTCGAGAGAACTAGCGGCTGTACGCCTTACGCATTCAAATTTTAGCAGCCGCTTTCGAATTGCTTTGAGTAATCTTCTTAGCAGCATCTTGATCCACCCTTTCTACCTTTGTTCTTTTTACGCCTACTCTGCGGATAATTCCGGTAACGCTCACCTTTCGACTTCACTGAGCACACAACCGGTTTTGCTAAAATAGGGGCAAATGGTGTAATAATATTTTGGGTATACCAATACCCTTCGGGGCCACACTCCCAAGTAGCACCACAGGAACATTTAGCCCTGATTTCACCTTCAGGAAATTTCATTGTTTGCCCACACAGACAGGTTTGAGTTAAGGCTTGCTTTAGCATGGATCCGCCTCCTTATTCCTTCTAAGGTCTCGTAGAAACACAGTCAAAACCTACGGCTTGGATAACTCTTCTACAATGCGTGCAATGTGTTATGGACTTTCCCTCATCAAAGTCTGTCTTTTCTTGCAAACTTAACGGATGTGTACAGATATTTGGATTTGCTCCGATGGCCGCTCGTTGAGCCTGAAGGCTTTCGATGTATATGCCTAAGTCGTCATACATCCTTTGGAGGTTAACCCCAATTCCTACCGTTACTTCATTGGTTGCCATGAACTTCATCCTTCACCTCCTTAGTAGCGTTTACTTCAGCCATAGCCTCTTCCCTAGAGTCGAAGCTCCCCGCGAACACTCCGTCGATCCAGAGCTCAACGTAGCCACGTTTCGGGACGATCGTGTACGCCATGGTATCGCCTCCTCTCAGATTTCTTAAGCGACCGTTGCCAAAACTTTATAAAAGTATCTAAAAAGCTTTGTTTGCTTCCTGATTCATTGTGTTCGATTTTATCCGAAGACTACTTTCGTTTGATGTAACACTCCACAGGCTTAAATTCCGATGCAACGAATCGTACACATTAGTAGTGTCTTTTAGGTGACTAGACTACTAATTCGTATCTCGAAAGATTAATGGATGCATTGAAATCTCGATCTATCACTAAACCACAATCACATCTGTACACTCTATCTGACAATTTCAAGTCTTGCTTTATAGCCCCACAACTGGAACACAGCTTACTCGATGGAAACCAAATGTCTGCCAGGGCGAGTTCAACGCCCTGTTTCTCACATTTGTATTGAAGCTTTGACTTGAAGTCGTACAATTTTTGTTTGGCTATAGCCTTAGATAGATGTCGATTTTTCATCATGCCCTTGATGTTTAAGGTTTCCATAACCACTTTGCAAGGTTTGGTTTTCACAATTGCATTAGTGGCTTGATGGATATGATTGTTTCTGATCCCATTCAACTTTCGATGTAGCATACGGATTTGCTTTTCATCTTTTATAATGTTGCAGGTTTTGACGAAACGGTTTCCCTCCTTATTCATTTCATATTTACCAGAAACTTTACGTTGCAACCTACGAAGTCGTTTCTCTAGCTTTTTGACACTTTGGGACTTATTGATATTTTTGAATATCATACCATTAGAGCATACTGCAAGTTCCTTTACACCGACATCAATACCCACTACTTCACTTGTCAGTTGTTCTACGGTTTGTTCTTGTTCGATTCCTACCGACAGATACCAATACTTTCCGTCAAATGAAACTCTAGGATTGGTGTATTTTACACCTGTAGGAATCTGTTCTGATGTTTGCATCCAACCTACCTTTTCGATAAGAACAGATAATTTCCTCACTTTTAACTTTATATTATCATTGTAAAAGGATGGTTTTGACCTTTTCCTGCTCTTAAATCTAGGCTTGTCTGCCAGTTTCTTAAAGAACTTCTTGTAGGCTTCACAGGCATCCTTAACGGCTTGTTTCGTGATGTTATTGGAGACATCATAAAGCCAAGAGAACTCTTCTGTTTGCTTCAATTGAGTTAGTTCTTTTCTTAGATCATTGTCTGAGAGAAACTTTCCACCACTAACATAGTTCTTTTCCTGCCTGTCCAATGCCCAATTATAAGCCCACCTTGAGGTTCCTGCTGACTTCCACAACTGATGTTCCTGCTCTTCGGTGGGCTTGAGTCTAACTTTCTTCCCCAGTATCATTCTCAAGCAACTCCTTTATCATCTTCTTAGCTTTATGAGCCCTTTTCCCCTGCAACCTACAACTAAACACAGTGACTATCTGAACTAAATCCTCTACCAATTCTTGTTCTTCCGTCCTATCGGTTGAATCAATGATCTCAAGGGTCGTTCCGTATTTTGTGCATAGGTTTTCAATTAGCTCAAAACCGAATCTCAGTAACCTATCTTTATACAGAACGACAATTCTATCAACTTCCGAATTGGTTATTAAATCAATAAGATGATTTAGTCCTTTTTTATTGTAGTTAATCCCACTTCCAATATCAGTAACTATCTCAAACTGATAACCCTTAGCAAGCATATAAGTCTTCACATTATCTTCTTGCCTAATGAGATCGTCTTTCTGCTTGTGGGAAGAAACTCTACAATAACCGATAACTTTCCTGTTTAGTTGTAAGGTGTTTTTAATGCCTAAGAAATGATTAAGTTGTTCTTGAGAATAGTAACGGTAGCCACTGGGGGCAATATGATGGGGTTTTAACGTGTTATTTTTATCCCAGTTTCTTAATGTTTGTTCTGTCTTACCAATAAGTTTAGCAAATTCACCAATTGAATAATAGTTCAATTCAATGCACCTCTATTGGTAATTATACACCAATAGTATATAAACAATCAATAGAGTCTTGCAAACTTTTATATAGATTAAGTTACAGTTCCCACCCTTCCCTCTCCGGAGCAGCTTAAAACAGCTCCGCGCGATCTCAACCGCGTCACTGAGGCTTGTCCGCTTGCCGAAGTCGACGCGGTTCGTTTTTATGTCCGAGGTGGCTAGATCAAGGACTTCGGCGAATTGAGTATCGGTCATTTTGCCAACGATGGATTCAAGGATTTGCCTGAGCAAGGTTGCTCCTCCTTTTCTTCGGTTACTGGACTCTCACAGTTCGGGCAGTCCCATGTGCCCTCGAAAACTGATGAGAATACTGACTGGTGACAATGTGGGCAAATACGTTGTTCCGTGATCCTCGCCTCCCTTCCCTTGGACTAAGTTACTCATGGTTTCCTCCTAACTTTTTTAAAAAACAGTCATCATGGTGTACTCAGTTGCATAATCTGTAAAGATTGCTAACTTGTCCTACCAATGTTTAAAAAAAATTAACTCACTTCCTTTTTGCTCACCGCTGATTTTTCTTCTGGTTTAGACCAACTGAGAAGCTCTAGTATCCCCTCACGGATCTTCTTTGGGTCGTATATTGGAGGAAGATATACGACATTGCCCCTTGATTTCAAAAACATCTCTCCTTTCGTGTATAATATTTTCGTTTTAAGGTAATAATGTAATTAATATTTACGTTATGGGTGTAAGAAATAACCTTGTTTAAAAAACATAAACAAGTATTGCGTAAATATAATTATGATTTATAATATAATGTGTAAATGATATTAACGTTTAACCTGATGCTAAAATATCAGCTTGAGCTTTTTCCTCTATGTCAGGAAATAACTCATTCGATGGAGTCTTGAACAAACAAGACAATTTTAACATTAGAGTCACGCTGGGATTTGCATTCCCATTTTCAACGTATCGGATCATGGTTCCAGTCACTCCTACAGCTTTACCAACAGCATCTTGGGTACCATAAGCCTTTCGTAACTGCTTAAGTTTTTCTCTCTTATGTAACATTTTTATGTTCACCACCTTTGTCCTAAGCAAATATTACCATGTAAATCTTATTTACGCAATATGTAAATTAAATTTTCTTGAGAAAAATTATGTATTTATTGTCCATTTTACTAATGGCAACCTTATTAGGGTGCGGATCATCCGGTGCTTTGAAGATGGATAACTTTGTTAAAGCTTACTCAGACGCCAATATAGGCGTAGACGATGGAGGAAAACCACTTTTTATGATAATACGTGCAAAAGACGGTATTGGGTTGAAGATGGATGATAAAGTTAAGATTTATGAATATGCTTCCAAAAAAGAATTAGATCTAGCAATAAAAGATTTCCCGATGATGAAGGATTGGCCAGTTAACGGTTTATTTGTATTAGAATCTAGTAACGATAAAGCAATGGAGATTTTTAAATCTGTTAAGTAATATAAACGCCAAAAAGCCCACCTCCATCACGGAAGTGGGCTTTCGTTATGTCTATTTATCCCGGGTCAGTTATTTTACTCTCTTGGATTTCTTCCTGCTTCGGATCAGCGTCATGGAGACTTATCAAATATTCTTTCGCACTGGCATAAAGCGTATTGGCCATACTCTCAAACATTGTATAAGTAATAAATATTCTGGCTGTCTTTGGCAGTAAGTTGTAACCATAACTGACAACAAACATAAATTTCTGATCCCCATTTTTAAGGAGCAGCGCCTCTGCTTCCTTTTCAACCCGGAGCATCAACGACAGAATTATCTTCTTCGCCTCTTCTCTTCCTTGGCTAACCAAGAAGATCACGAAGCAGATCACGAATAGGATTATCCCCCAGTATTGCTGGAGGGTTGATAAAAATACGTCCACGTTGGTTTCCTCCCTCTTAATTTGGTAAGCGCTTGCTGATTTTAACCTACCTCTTGCAGATCTAGCGTCTGCCCCGCTAATTCATGGAAACAATCTGATAAAAACTGGATTTTCCCATCAGTTACAAAGCTATGGCACCTTGATTCAGATCTATGTTGATTTACTAACATAGATGGTGAAAATGTAGGTTTCTCAAAATCTCCATTAAAGGCCCATCTATCATCGAAAACATGATGGCATTTACATCCCTGGCAGTAGATTATATAGCCTCCGTGATTGCCCTGTGAGGTTAAAATTTCTTCAGCTTTAGGCATTAATATTTCTCCTTTACGCTAACTCCATCTTTTTTGCCGCAAAACCCAGCTTATTAATATCGACAATCGCTTGATCTGCTTTGCTCTGCAGCACCCTGACTGATAGATAGATATCTTTATCTACCACCGCTACAGGAGCCACAACCACAGTCTGCGCTTGCTCCTTGTAGGCAATGCCAAAGTAGTCACAGATCCCTTTTGCATGGGCTACAGCAAGAGCGTGGATGAATGCAGGATCTTTAAGTTTAGCTGAGTCTGACGCATGATCAATAAAGCCATTCTCGGTTAGTATTGCTGGCATCGAAGTCTCCCTGAGAACATGGACATTCTGGACCTTAACTCCGCGATTCGCCCAACCTGTGATCTTATTGATTTGGTTATAGACATACTGAGCAGCCGTGTAGGCCCTTCCACCTGTCCCTGCAATAAGAACCTCCGTTCCCGTTCCTCCGCCAGCGTTTATGTGCACGGAAACAAATAAATCAGCTTTAGCGTTTTCAGCTATATTGACCCTAGTTTGTAGGGATTTTAATTGAGTAGAGTGTGGCCCGTTAACAAAATCACCATCACGAGTCATGGTTACAGTGAATCCGTTGTATTGCAATAAGGGTTTAAGGTCTTTGCAGATAGCTAAGGTTACGTCCTGCTCCCTTAGTCCGTTACCAGTTGCGCCGGTATCTGCGCCGGTTGAGTTGTGGCCTGGATCCAAACATACACTTGGCATAATAACAAATCCTTTCTTCTTATTTCCCAAATACACTGGCTAAAAACTCAGGGTTAATGTTCTGACCGATCGCCGCGAGGATCACGATCACTGCCAAGCCAAACGTCCCCTTGATAATTAGCAACCCCGCTGGGCTATCAAAAAACGTCACAGGCCTCGGCGTCTCTGCTACTAACCTAATATCATCTCTGTGATTGCGCTTGGATATCTCCAGCTCCTTGATCCGCGTCTCCATGGCTGAGAGTTGCGCCGTGTTGGTCACCTGCAACTGCGTGAGCGTTGCCATGATTAGCTTAAGATCGGTTATGTCTTCACTATGGCTGTTAAGTCTTGAGGTATTAACCTCGAATTGCTTATCTATATTTTTCCTAACCTCTTTGCAAAACTCATTTGGATCTGCCATGGTCCACCGCCTTTCGTTGATACCCGTGGGTGCCCCAGTGCCCTACTTCGCCGCCACCCCTTCGGTTTTTCGGGCTTTAATTTGGGGCATAAGAAAAGCCGTCGATTGACGGTATAAGAAACTTTAAAATTTTACGATAATCTATTGATTAACCCAATCGCTTAGGTTATAATATTATTAAGATCAAACAAAGATTAAAAGGGGGTAAGAACAATGAAGGTTAAAGAGCTAATCGAACTACTACAAGAACTAGATTCTGAAAAAGAGGTTGTACTAGAGTTCCATGACAATGAACGCGGTGGGAACTGGTATATCGAACTAAACTATGAAAATGACACCTACAGCTTTCCTGGTATTATTGATCCAGAAACCGTAAAAGAATGGGCTGTTAAGATGGGATCACTTGGTGGAAGTTCTAAAAGTGAATCTAAAACAACCGCCTCACGCGAAAATGGTAAGAAAGGTGGTAGGCCCAAAAAAGATTAAGACTGAAAAAATCCAATAACAAAGCACCCGTCTCCGCCTACCCAGCATTAACGAGTGCTTATCAGAAACACCGGAGTGTCTCGCTTACTATTGTAACAGGCGCTCCGGACAAAAGAAAGAGGAGCGAAAGAGATATGAAATACGTTAAAGAATTTTTAGTCGCGAGAAAGCTTGACGGCCTATCCCCAGGGACCTTGGATCAATACAAAATGGAACTAGCTAAGCTCGCGCACTACATGGACAAGCCCACCATCGAAGCCACCACATACGATATGAGGAGTTATCTAGCCCAATTCAGCGAGATGGCCCAACGAAGCATTAACCGCAAGATATCAACGTCAAAAGCATATTACAATTGGCTCGTGCAGGAAGGGCGCATCACGATTAACCCAATGTTTAAGATCAAGACACCCGATGAACCTGAGCTGTTGCCCCGTAACTTAAATAAAGTAGACGTTGAGTTGTTGCGATGGCAGCCTAAATCAGACCGGAATAAGGCGATCATGGAGTTACTTGTATCGTCCGGCATGAGGATCGGCGAGTTACACCGGCTCAATCGTAAGGATCTCGACATGAACAATCGCCAAATTCGAGTTTTAGGTAAGGGTGGCAAGGAGCGCCTGGTGTTCTTTGGCCAGATCGCAAAGTATTGTCTGATCCACTACTTTAATTCCAGGACAGATGATAACCCGGCACTATTCGTGAATCGTTATGGTGATCGGCTGTCGATCCGGAGTATTGAGATGCAGATCAAGTCAGCTGCTGAAAAGGCAGGCATCAATGAAAAAGTTACTCCCCATATGCTCCGTCACACGTTCGCCTCAGGGATGTACGAGCAGGGAGCAGATATCGATTTTATAGCCCGATTACTAGGCCACGCAAGAGTTGACACGACTCGCAGATATACTCACATCAATGGAGCTGCTATGGCCCGGATGTATGACAAGTTTCAGGTTAGTTGATAAGATTAGGGCACCCAAACCGGGTGCCTTTTTTACGTCTAAATATCTTTGGTTCGCTTTTGCAGTCTTTAGCGAAGGTTATTCATAATATCCAAAGTCTTTAAGCATCTGGTCAACTACTTCATTTCTTTGTGCTGCCGTTAGGCTCTTTCCCTTGTTTTTAGCTTTCAACTCTTCCTTTTTATCAGTCTTAATTTTCATTCCTTTTTTATCGAGGTATGTCTTTAATTTTTCATACATTAGAAAATTACCCCCTTGTCAACCAAGACTTGCACTAAATCCGTCAACGTAGCGTCTAATACCTCGACTGTAGGACCATCATAGACAGGTTCAACAGGCGGTTGGGGAAAGCTGATTACCCCTACTTCTCCGCAATGTGAACAAGTAGCAACTCCGTCAGCATATTTAATAAAATCTGTCGCAGTTGTGATTTCAGGATTCAACTCTGCCCCACAATCACAAAAGATAATATTTCCATCTCTTAGTCTCATTTTAGTCCTCCTATTCCGCCCATTGTACCGCCTGATAAAGTATCGTAAAACCAAGGGTACAGTTGATTAAGCTGATCTGCGGTAAGGTTGGTGAAGTCTGTTTCGATTTGAGAGCCTGCGGGAAGTTCAAAGATGCGTATGTCTTTAAGTTTTATTGTGTTGCCTGTGGCATCATCTTGTCTACTTAAATACAGTCTGTTTAGAGTAATAGTTGCCAATGTTGTTTTAATTATTTTTTGGTTTCCTGCTGTTTGTGGCAAGTATGCAAAATTAAATGCGTATGGATTTCCATCTAAATAGAACTTACTAGCAGCTAAAGTTGAAGACACTACGCTATATAAAAATCCATATTTTGTAGACGTTTTAAAATTTGTATTTAAAACACCAGTTGAGTAACCCACTGGAAATTCTAAACCTGTAGCGTTTGCTGTCGCACTATTGGTCTTTGTCCACTCTGCCCATGTNGAAGGAGTGTATACAGCTTCATTCTTTAGCTTAAAACTTCTTCTCATTCCCATATCATCACCTACGCCTGTACTTCGATTTGTGCGGTTGCTCCTGTGGTATCAGAGATAAGATAAAGCATAGAAGCGACTCGTTCCTCTTTGATGTTGCCACCTGTGAGGTTTAATTTAAACCCATTGGCTGTTGTGACTACGCCCGCCTGACGTTTCCACACGTTACCAGAGTGGACGTTGAGAATAATACTTTTTCCTGTTAAGTCAAACGCTACCATACCCTTGCTGATGGCTCCAGGTACAAGCGTTGTAATAGTTTGGTCTGCCGATGCTTCCCTTACCGTCATAGTACCCACTAGTGGTGTAATGTTTTGGCCGTAGATGTCACCCATAAAAATTCCGTAGACATTGCCCCAGTTTACTTTTGTTGTTGCGACAGCGGTCACGCCGTTAAGGGTTACGGTTTCATAAGCGAATACCCCTGTACCTGTGGTTGTGCCAAATATGGTACATTTTCCAACATCTGAAGCCGACCCAGATACTACTTCTACACCGTCATTCGTTGGTTGATTTGTGAAACCTGACCACGCTAACAGGTCTAACATGGGTATTATATAGTTTGGTGTGTCCTTCGGTAAACTCCCATTTATGATCGTTTGTTCGATAATTTGCACCTATGTTGCTCCTATAGAAGAAAACTTCAATCCGGTATCTGTTTCAAAGTATTGATCACCAAGCGGGGCCGTGAATAAAGCCCTCTCTGCAGCGGTTCCATAGTGTGTGTCAAAGGATTCCTTTTTGGTTACCGGCATTTGTTTATCCCCTTTCTTTACGAAAAAATAACGCGATTGTGTTTAGTAAGAAGGGCAAAGAAAAAAGACTATCCCTAGTCATGCTTTGGCCCGATGAAATAATTTAAGGTGTTACGATCAGGTTACCATAGCCATCGAGCCCTAACGCTGTTAAGTCTGCCATTACTGCAGCAGAGTACATTGTTGGTACCATTGCCAAAGGGCCACCAGCAGGGATTTGCCGTCTATGATTCATGACGAGTGCGAGGTACATGTCGATCATTGCTTTTTCACCTCCTCCAATTAACCAAACGATGAACCTAATCAACAACTTGCGCATCTAGCATAACCTGCACTTCTGCCCTGTATTTTTCAGGTACTTGAGGAAGCGGACCACTTGAGGTCATCTGACGCTTTCCACTTTTAACTAACTTAAAATACATATCAGCCATGTTATTATACCGTCCCCTTTTCTAGCATTACCTCGAACATCGTAGCCAGAACATCCATAAGGATTAAGCTATCTTCTCTGATGATTAAATTATCTTCTTTAAGTTGGGCAATTTGAACCTCCAGACTTGGAGTATCGGAGTAAATAAGAAAGTTTCCTTCCGCGATATTTTGTTCTTCAATAAGTATTTTATCAGTGTTGGCATCGAGTACAGTTTGTCTGTCGCTTTGGTCTATGTATTGAATTTTATATAACATCTTATACCTCCTACAAAGTTATTTCACATGCTGGATATGGCAAGGAAGCGTATAGGGAAAAGTTTTGATAAGAGTTACCCGTTGTTCCATTCGTCATATATAGTTGGATCAAGTCGTTACTGGCTACGGTTATATCCTCGGTATAAGTCGTAAAAGTTGCAAGAAATGTCTCTCGCAGCGTGCCGGCAGCTACACCATTTTTATAAATCTGTCCTCTAATCCCGAATGAAGTACTCGATACCTTCATATCGAATTTAACCCGAACTGTACCGCTACTCAATATTCTAATTTCGCGCACTTTAGTTGTCACGCCACCATTCCACGTACCCGGAGGAGTATTACATAGTTCGAAATCTCCCGCGATCAAAGCCATAGCGCTTACTTTTCCGGCGCCAGTCGTTCCATTGTAATAACTCTCCGGTATTGTTTGATCGGCTGTTGACGGTGTTATTACTACCCCACTGGCCACTGGCATAGTTCCTGTTATTTTCGCTCCCAAAGCAACCGTAGCTGTTTTTCCGGCGATTAAATCTGAAGCTGTTGCGTTGCCCGTCCCTAAGTCAATAGCATTAATGGCTGTGATTAAATCTGCAAAAGCCTGGCTTGTTGGGGTTACATTTTTAGCCGCTATTGCATTATAAGTATTTAGCTTTCCCGCAGCTAATCCGGCATCTGCCTCTGATATCCTTAGCTCCAAACTGTTTAAATTCTCTTCGTTCAAGGGCGTTGCTTCTGTCCATTCCACTCAAGAAGCCCTCCTTTCTATGTAGCATGTAAAGTGTACAGGGTAATGGCATCGTCAACAGATTGCCAGTAAGGCACGTCGAGAACTTTAGTCCCTGTCATTGGCACAAAGTTCCTTGTGTCTGTTTTTTCAAGCTGGATCGCTTCAAGCTGTGTTTTAAGTTTAGAATAAGGCTGTTCGTCAATCGGTACGCCTGAGTCGTTAACACTTGTCGCTTTCGTGCCACCGTAGAATCTTATTTTATCGATCTGATCATTAGCCTCAAACGGGGCTATATAAATCGTCGAGAGTATCTCTCCGGTATCTGATCCAGTCTGTTTAGTAACCCTCTTCCTTAACAAAACACCGTCTAAGGAATCCAGCAACTCTATATACTTAACTCGATCAGTAAATGCAAACATCGGGTAAAGTGCAGTCGAAGGAAATAGAGTGTCACTTGCATAGACTTCCTTAAATATATTAGGGTTATCTGCGGACTCCCACGTCTTTGAGAAGGTGTCCAACGTAACAAGGATCTGCTTTTCAGATATGTTTTGACGAACAACGAACGCTTGGCCACGTGTGGCCATAACTTCAAACATCTTAGTCCAAGAATTTTGTTCTGGACCTTCAGCACACTTGACTTTGTACCGAATTTGATCATCAATGAAGTCTATGGTTACGCACTCGATTAGGCATTCAACATTGTTTATTTCGTGTTGCAACAATGTGGTATCAATTACTTGACCAGCAAACAAACCTGATCTCCGAGTTGTAAACATTATTCTTCGTCCAATTACTCCATACTTTTGTAATTTACTATTTGCATTTTGAAATGACGCTTCCCTGTTTGATGTATCCATATCATCTGAAACATCTTCAACAACGCCAGAGCTTCCCTCTATAGTTTTAAGGTTTTCAATTTGTTCCGGATCAAAAGTAACTACAACAACGTCATATTCACCCTGAAAAGTGACCCCTAATGTATCGGATGCCGTTAACAGTGTTTGGCTGTTGTCATGAGTTATAGTGTCTGACCCCTTACTCCAGTAATATTTCTTACTTTCGTCTACGCCCCTAATTCCAACATCACTTGCCAGTATCGGGGTAGAGTTAAGCGTTAATGTTGGTACTTTGGCCAGAGGAAATCCGAGGACCCATGTCCTTGTTGCGCCATCTCCCTTTTTGTTTTCCGTCATCGGATCAGTGATATCCCTGCCACCCTTAACATACTGTTTATTACGGTATTTACTGTTGCTATTCTCTACGGTTAAACTTCCTGATAATATATCTGCATTAGTTAGATCCCAAGGTGCAGAGTATGTTGCTCTAGGGATAAAATACAGTTTTTTATCATAGTCAATGTACCAAATGTATCCTGATCGCTCCGCAAGCGCTTCGAGCGCTTTAGAGACTGGTACGTAATTGAATACCGCCTCTGTTAGGTCTGCTCCATCCATGACATTACCGACCGTTACCCCCTCGGTGGCAAGATAATTAGTTATAATATCGTTAACTACCGCTCCTGTTGTGATGCTTTCATAAGCTTTAGCTATGATTCGTTTATCTGCTAAATAATGATTATCTTTGCATCTAATTGTGTGTGTGAGACTGGTGGTTCCAGGTATTTCCTGCTCATTCGGCAAATCAATAAATCCAGCAAATACAAGGTCTATACCATCATAGATTTCTACCTTTTGATTTTGTGAAAAGTGATATTGTCCTTGCTCATCATAAACAATAAACGAGGCGGTGGAACGCTCGCCGATGGCATCCTCAATACTTAAGCTGTCTAAGATAACTTTCGCATCGACCTCATTGATTTTGACGTTCACATTTTCGCCACCTTTTAAATTTTCAATCCCGTTTTGACTCTTATAATATCTGCAAGAGGTTGTCCAATTGCCTTTGCAAGTGTATAGCTGTCGAGCTGAACATAGATATTTGCTGTGGCATATCCCCCTATTCCTACTCCGCCCGAACCCCCTGCCATGGCCATTGATTCACTATTGGAGAATATCCGTGATCCTCTTGGAGCGTTAATTAACTCTGGCCCTTCTTCTCCAACCCAAGTTAGGCCACCACGCCAAGAATCAGTTCCATCGGCGTTGTAGCCGGTGTTACCCAGCCCTTGATCCATTGTTGGAGCTGCAGATATGTTTTGAGTTATCAGCTGTACTCTCGCAATCAACGGTACATTGACGCCTGGTATTTGGTTTATTTTTTCGATGAGGCTATTAATCATTCCAATAGCACCATTTACACCCTTAGTAAATGCAGTTTCTATTGCTATCCATAATTCACTCGCTTTAACCTTAATGATGTCCCAATTCATGTACAATGCAACTCCAGCCGCTATTAGGGCAGTTATTGCTAGCACGACCAATGTTATTGGGTTTGCCGCCATTACTAAATTGAATGCAATCATTGCAAGCTTTGCGGTGTTTATAATTGTTGTTGCTACTTGGAACGCAATAAAACCAGCAAGGACCCCAGCCAGTACCGGACCAATTAATCCCCAATTATCAATAATCCTTTTTCCCGCTCCGATAAGGCTGTCAAAAATTTTACTACCAATGTCCCAAAATCTGGTTAGCGCTTGACCAGCTTTATCCGACCATTCTTGGATCGTTCCGTCTTTTTGCCACTCTCCAAGTTTATCAACAATGCCCTTTATCCCGTTCTTTAATTTATCAAAAAACCCACCAATAACAATTTCTCCAGTTGCACTGATTCCAGCCATGGTAGCAAGGGTTGTCTGGAATGATCCCGTAACAGTCGACCACAGACCCTTTATAGAGTTTGCCTGTAGATCCATACCACCTTTAAACTTTTCGTCCATAAGAGAAAATAATGCTTTGTTGAAATTCTCTTGGTCTATAATTTGCCCCTTACTATTGACTAGTTCTTTATCTTTCATAATCTTGGCACCTTGGTCGATGATCATTTGTTTTGTGATACCAAATTCTTTGAGTCGTTCAAGTTCACCTGTTTGAGCATCTGCAACAGCTTCAACAGCTTGATTGAGATCCTTATTCATAACCCCTGCCATATCCCCGATAGCTGGCAACACCTCTTTTGCCACTAATCCATATGATGTTAATTTGACAGTAGCATCAACAACGGAAGCAGTTTCAAAGGGGGTTTTATTGGCAAATTCAACAGCCCACGCCATGGTTTCTCCGGCTTTTTTCTGGTCCTTCATAACTACATTGAGGGTATTTCTATATCCTTCTAAGCTAGATGCACCCTTTACGCTAGCTACTACAGCCGCGCCAAAGCCAGCAGCTGCAGCCGTACCAACTATCTTTAGACCATTGCTTATGGCATCCATAGCTGGGCCTAGTCCTCTTTCAGCCTGGCTCTGCATTCTTCCGAGATCCCTTATTGCCGTGTTCATTCCAGTCCGGAGTGAAGAAGCGTCAATCCCAATTCGTACTAAAAGTTCACCTAATGAGGAAGCCACCTCATCACCCCTTTCTGTGATCAGTGCCGCCATACGCGGCATTAAATATCTCTATAATGCGCTTTTGTTCTTGCCAAGTTTGCTTTGGTTTTTGTGGTTTAATCGGACGGCCAGGGATTATTATTGGGTTAAAATCAGCAAGTGTAAATGGTTCCTCGTGCTCTTTAGGATTTCGACAGATATTAGCAATAAGGGAGCTGATAGATGCTGTGTGTTGCCATGCATCGTATCGCTCCCAATGTTCCACTTCGTCTAATTCTACCAAGAGTTTATCAAGCTCGGTAACGGTCAGCTCCTGCCAATAATCAGGTTGTCCAAACGCCTTACCAAACCTTATCCTAGCTTGTCTTGTCCCAGCTTCGCCAAAGACATAAGTGGCCCGAGTAGGCGTTTTACTCCAGTAAAATTTACGTCAATCCACGCCTCCACAAACATCTCAAGCTCGGACGGGTAACATTCTTCGACATCGATGCCTTGAAGCTCCGGGAATATCTCGACGATCTGCTCACCAAGACGATCAACAATTCCAGGCATATCGCCCTTAGATACTTCATTCCAAGCTGTGCCAATTTTAGGGATTAGATTCTCTTTGATATCTTTTATTTTCCGCTCGCGTATTATAATTTCCTTTCCCGCTATATTGACGCTTTTAGACCTCATAATTTACCTCCTACGCTCTGGCCAAATGGATGGTATAGACTTTATCAGCGGTACCCGAATCCCTCGTTACGACTTCGACAGTGGTAATGGATCCAGCAGCGCCCAATGTGACTGCACTCGAGGCAACACCAGAGGCGACAACGTTACCCGCAACGGTTATGCTATCAGCAGTGGCGCATGTTGGGGTAATAGTAACGGTTGCTACACCTGTTAAAATTGTAGCGACGTATTCATAGACTCCAGCAACGAAGGCAGGAATAAGAGTTCCCGTGGTAACAACTAAGCCAGTCAGATTAGGAGCCGCCGTGATACCAAGGGCTGGTTTTCCAGATACCCTTAGTGATGCCTTAAATCCCATTTTGCCTTCAACTGGAGCATCATCGAGTTCTAAAGCTTTTTACAAATGCGTTAAATGTCCATGTGGTGCCGTCAGGGAAGGTGATCACAAAGGGTTGAACAGTTCCAGCGTTGAAATCCGTTACAAGGCCAATTTGTCCTAGCGTATCTGAGTTAATAAAGTTTCCTTCAACGGATACATCGCCACCGTCGCGGATCCCTTGGATGTACTCTTTGTACCCATCGGCGGAATCCATAGATGTTACATCGATTTCTCCAGCGCTAAGTTTAGGCGAGCTTATGTTAGTTAGTTCGGCAATAGCTTTACCCGCGCGGGTTAAGGTTGTTCCAAAAGTTGCTTTTGCGCCTGTCATTTTTATCAATCCTCCTTAGAACGAATGTGAAATTGAAAACTCCACCGCACAATGATGGAGTTCTACTCGATCCGCGTATAAATCTTTGCTCCCTTGCTGTAAAGCCGTCTGCACATTGTTATTAACCGTTGGCCATGCTTCAAGCGCCAAGGTTACTTGTTTGGCTACCTGAATTGATTGCAAATATGTCTTACTAAAACAACTTAGCTGCAGATCAACGTGCTCTAGTCCACTATAGCCATCATGCGAATATTCGCGGTCGCTAAAGATCCTGATGAAGGTACAGTAAGGAGGCACAACTCTTTGCGGTGCATCGCTAGGGTAAATTTTATCTCCGACGAGGGATATTAAGCTGGTATGACTCAATAGGTAACTTGATAATTCTTCTTCAAACGTCATTGTCCTCCAGCCCCCTCAATCAAAGCACTAACTCTTGCGGCAATATGGTCCTTTACTGCGGTTTTTTTCTTTTTAAGCGATATACGAAGGAATGGCCGCTCGCCTTTTTTGGGATCTCCATGGCCATATTCGACCGATGCGGGATAGTAATATCGCTTGCCCGTTGCGCTATATTTTACGAATATGTTGTTTTTTGCTTTGTCCATACCGACTCCAGCGAAGGCTTTGCTTTTGTTTTTGTCCCAAGTCACATCACTTATGATTCCACCCTTAAGCTCGCCAGTTTCACCTGCAGGAGCTCGAGCTATAGCCTCATCGCGCACAATGTTGGCAGCCTCTTTCGCTATAGCGCCCATTTTATCGAAAAGGGTCTGACGGAATGATCCGATCCTGCGATTGATTTCTTGTAATCCTTCGATCTGAAGCCCTGTCCTTGCCATAACTAAATAACCTCTCTGCAGAGAAGATGGATTTCTATTCGTCTACCGTCAGGATCATTGGCACCTAAGATATCATAGGTCTTTCCGTCATGGATAACTCTCATTTGATCATTCAGGCCTGTTCTGAACCTTATGGCAAAAAGGTCTGTGATTTCAGCGTTGTTCTTTTGGGCAGCATAAAACTCTCTGGAATATTGATTCTTCTTTGATGCTCTGACAGCGGCTAAAGTTGCCCAGGTTAATATTGCCGCCCCGACAGTATCGCGGGTAATCGTTGGTGTCTCTACGACTATCTGTTGCCTTAATTCTTCCGTCTTCATACTGGCATCACTCGATTCATACCAAGTATTGAATCTCTGGCCCGCTCCATTTTCGCGCGATCCTCTGGCTTGTAGTCATCGTAAAGTAATCGCATATGCAATGCCATCGCCCATTTGACGGATTCAGGAACAGCAGCAGCAACTCCATAACCAGCAACAAAACGAATCCTTAATGCATTGACGGGTTGTAAGATCGCAGTTGGCCATTGCTTGTTGTAGCCCAGGATAATCTTAGCAACAAAACTATCGCTATCCAGGATGTATTCTGTTGTGGCAAGTGTAGTTTCAACACTGTCCTTATCAGTGTACTTGACGCTGGTTACCGATTGGACCGGGGAACACGCCTTAAACTCAATATCTCCGCTCGGGAAAGCATCGAGGACCAACTCAAGAGTTTGGGTAATATACTTTTTACCCTGATAACCTTCACACCATTCGCGCGCCTGTTTGATTAGGCTAGTGATCAGAGCATCATCGGCCGTTCCGTCGACCCTTAGGTACTGTTTTGCCTCCGTCAGTGTCATTGGCTCCGTCACTGGCGGGGTAATCACTTTGATTGCCATATCGCCGCCTCCTTCACTATTAAAATTGGAGGCGGCTTTTTGGGCCGCCTTTGATTAAATGATTAGTGCACCTGGCACCAATGGCTCGTATTCCACTAAGAAAGTCGTTGCGCCAGTGGCCGGTGGCCCTGCGCTGAAAATCGCCTGAATTACTCCGGGGCCAAGTATGATCGGCATGTGCTCATTGGCTGCGACAGCAATACCAGGATCAGTTGCCTTGACTAAAGCTGTGGCCTTTACACCATCAACAATA